TCAACAAATGCTTGTATTCGTTTACGAGATATTTCACAATAATCAGGACTTAATTCAATCCCAATCCACCGTCTATCTAATATCTCAGCCGCCACACATGAGGTACCACTACCTGCGAATGGGTCAAGGATAACGTCATTTTTGTATGACAATATCTTAATTGCCCTTGTGGGAATATCCATTGAAAACGTTGCTTTGGTTAATGATTTGGTATCGGCAAAATATTTCCATTGTCCGAAGACTAATTCCATGAACTCTTTCTTATCCATATCTTCATAAACAACTTTTTTCTTAGTCGTGCCATCTTCCTGAGGAATTTCGGTAACAACACCTGTCCATTGGGGTTCACCCTTAGTTAATTTTTTAGGTGAATTTTTATAAGCAATTATTAAACATTCTTTTGGATTATACAAATAAGGCTGACTAGGACTCATCCAACTCCCCCAAGCAGTTGTTTTACTTCTATGAGGACTATCTTCTTCTAAATCAATAAGACCAAACCAATTAAAACCTATTTTTTTCATAACATTCCATATTTCGGAAACTATAAAAATTCTGCCACCTCTCTCTTTTAAATTTATCTCATATGGAAGATTTACACATATTCTCCCATCATCTTTTAATACCCTATATGCCGAACTTAACCATTTTTCTGAAAAATCTAAATATTGATTTATAGTTGTGTTATCATCATATGTGTCATAATTAATATTTACCGAATATGGGGGGCTAGTTACCACTAAATGGATTGAATTTTCAGGAAGTTTTGACATAACTTCCACGCAATTTCCCACAATAACTTGATTCAATACTTCTTCTATATTCTTTATATCGTTCATAATATTCTTTTTTCCTTGTTAATTCAATTTTTGAGTCATCATAAAGATAAGATAAAAACTCAATTATTCCAACTATATTATTAATTTTAATCGTATATCTATTATCATCTTCATGAATTTTTCCAATATTTGGTATTTTTGACATTACATCAATAATAAATGTTCTGAAATTTTTTGACGCACAAACAATAGTAACCACCGACATTTTAGTAACCACACTATAAAAAAAATTTCCATCACCGTCATAAAACCCTCTTAAAAAATGTCTAAAATATTTTTCATCAATATTTGGTCTTTCAATTGTAAATGTCTTTCTTGGAATACATCCTTGATTAATTAAATCCTCAACCATTTCCCCACTATTAACTCGAATAATACAATTATTCGACACTGAGGGAGTTCCGTTTTTCGATGTCGTTTTACTTACATTATAAACTATCTTATGTTCAGAATTTAAATCATTTTTAAAATTTATTAAATGATTTTCATCTTTTACCGATAATTTTAACACTACTTGTGACCCAGTTTTTGTTTTTCTAATACAACCATCAGCAAATAAAAAACCTAACCAATATGCCTTATCTTCAGAATCAATAACATTAAAATAAGAATGGTTCACATTAAATCTACGATTAGTTAATTCTATATTATTTTTACTTAGAATACGTTTTATTGGTCTTAAAGAAACCCCAAAACTTTTTGCAACTTTTTTTAAATTTTTCAATTCGTTATACCTTTCTATAACTAAATTATCGTCTATATCAATTCTACTTCCCATACTAATAAATATCTATTAGTGTGTAGAAAGTCACAACTTTAATTAAAAGTTCTTCTCTAATGTTTTAATGTGATGTTCTAAATAAAATAACGCTTTTTTTAAATCTTCAATTTCTTTTGTATGGTCTTTCTTACCCGCTCTTGAGATATATTTTACTGTATTCCCAAGTGAAAATCCTAAATCCCAAGCGTCAATTACTTTAATCGCCTCGTACGGATTATTTTCCCCTCCGTAATGTTCAGGATGGTCTACTTGTTCTTTATTCTTTTGGTTGTCCATAACTAATTGAGTGTTCTTCTTCTTGTTCAGGAATCGTTAATAAATCTGTCTCACCAATAATAACTCTAAGTTTTGTCATCATCAAGTCGTTTCCTGAATAAGAATGTTTTCTTTCAAAGTTAATACCCTTAACAATCATTTTTAATCCACCAACAACAACACCTGTAGGGTCCAAATATTCCACAGTTATATCAGTAATCTCTAATAATTCTTTTGGGTTATAGGTATCTGTAACCGTTTCAAAAAACTCAGTTTTAAAAATAATAGACTCCCCTTCATTATACATTTTATACTTTCTAAACAAGTATGGGTTAATGTTTATTGGGTGGGTTTTAATAATCCATCTATTCTCCATTAAAGGTTCAACAGGTACAAACTGTTTTAATTTTTCCATATTTAATCTTCTTTATATTCGTTTAATAGTTCTTCACTAGTTAGAATTCCGTTGTATTTTTTTGCCACCTCATCAAAGTTTTTAACACTCACATTACTATACATGTTATGAGTAGTTGCAACAAGTTCATCCGCCATATTAATTGTTTCAGAGATAACTTTAATTACTTCATAAGGATTAGCATTTGATGCTGGTCGTCTATCTTCAATATAACCTTTCCACTCTTTAGCCGTTGACGCAGGAACTCGAATAGATGCTCCTCGGTCACTAACCCCCCAACTGAACTTATCAATTGATTGTGTTTCGTATCTACCTGTAAGTCTTAGTTCATTATCTGAACCATATACCTCAATATGTTGATTTCTTCTTGATTCTAACGAATTGAATAATGCGGTGAAATATTCTTCTCCTCCTTCGTTTCTCATCTTATCCGTTGAGAAATTTGTGTGTAAACCTGACCCATTCCATTCACCATAAACAAGTGGTTTAGGGTGGTACTCAATATAATATCCGTATTTTTCTGATAGTTTTTCCATCAAATATCTTGACATCCAAAGGTCGTCCCCTGCCTTTATTTTGCCCTCAGAGAACACTTGATATTCCCATTGTCCCAAAGCAACTTCAGCATTCACACCTGTAATACCAATATCCATCTTCAAACATAAATCCATATGTTTCTCAACAATATCTCTACCAACAACGTTATGCCCCACACCACAATAATACTTTCCTTGACCTTCAATCGACCCTTCACGATGCCCTAACACTGGTTTGTATTTACCTTCACGAATAAAATATTCTTGTTCAAAACCAAACCACATATCCACATCCTCTTCACCTAACTTGGCTCTTTGGTTTGTTTCATGAGGGGTTCCATCAGGATTCATAACCTCACATAAAACGTAGATTTTATAGGTATCAACCCCTGACCAATAAACTCTTACAGGTTTTAAAATACAATCAGAATTATTACCTTCCGCCTGTAATGTTGACGACCCATCAAAATTCCATTCAGGAATATCGTCCAATTTATAGATTACTTCTTGAACAACTTTAATTTTACTTCTTAGATTTGGTTCAGGTGTATACCCGTCAACCCATATGTACTCGATTCTTGTCATTTGTTTTTATTTTTTATAGTGTAGTAGTTATTTTCTTTAATTAGAATACCGTCATCAACCAATTCGTCTAAATATTCTTTAGCCTCGAGTTGTCTTGTCTTTAATATATTAGAACTAATAAATTCTAAATCTAATGGTTGTCTTAATTTTGACAAAAGTAATTTAGTATTAAACGATTTCTCCATTCTCAATCATTTTTAAAATTTCTTTATCTTCAACACCTTTTTCATGTAGTTTGATTACTTTTGTAGATGCGTCATCTGTAAAGATGAGAGCATCGGCTGAAAAAACTTTCGATAATGGATAATCGTTCTTTAAAAACTCTTTTACATTATCTAATTTAACAAATCTTTTATTGAACCCCATTTGGTAATAATTTTTTAGTTTGGTTATTTTCTTTTTTAACTGTTTGAATAATGTAGGACATAATTTTCCTTTTAAAGATTGGGACTAGTGTTTCCTCCAAAGGGAATATCTCATCACATAAAACTTCAAATAATGGAAATTTATGACTCTTAACTTTTTCTTTAGTTGACAAAAAATTAAGGATAATATCGTTAATTGTCAAATTATCTTCATTACCTTGATGTATTAATTTCAAAAATGTTTTGGTTTGAATGTCGGTTTTGGATACTTTTCTTGTATTATATCTCCAAACATATAATGTCTCCTTAGTTTTATAGTAAAAAAACCCAGTCTTTGATTCTAAATTATTCTTGTTCTTTTTAACATTAATGTGTATTGAGTCGTATACAATAGACCATATTGATTTAGTTATCCCGAAATAATCCTGTAGTTTTGGGTGACTGTATTTTAGAATCTTTCTATATTCCAAAAACTCGTCTTCAGCCATAACAGGAATGTTCCTAACCTTAAGGTCAGATAGAATTAATTCATCATCAAAGGATGATAAAACTTTTTCGGTATATAAAATTTGATTTTGGTTAAGTAACGTTTGGATATTCCCTAAGTGTAGTGATAGTTCGGTGAACATAGGGTACACCTTCATCTCCTCAAGATTTTTATTTAATTTTTGAAAATACCCAAGTAAGATGTATTGTTTTTGTTCGGAATCAATAATTCCTTCAAACAACCAATCGGTATCCATCACAAACTTTAATTTATTTTTTCTAACTGTACTCATTTACTCAAAAAATATAAATAAAGTTTTATAATAAATGAATAGATTTACTCAACTCTCATGACATAATATGTTTCATTGTTAACACTTTCCGAATAATAATTACCGTCATAACCATTCATAACACCCCATCCGTCTGACTCAACTAAAGCTTCGGCCAAATCTTTTTCATTAATAAAGTTCTTAATATCCAACCCCATTTCTCTAATAAACGATATTGGGTCTCTCAACACATCGTCAACTCTATCCTCCACAACCTTATCAACCATGTCTTGAGTCGGTTCTTTATCGGGTTCAATATCATCTAATTCGTCTTGAGCTTTATCACGATTTTCTGTCGCCTCATCAATCATCTTTTGAATTTCATCGTGTCTTTGAGAATATTCATCGGCATCTTCAATTTCGTCCTCCAAATCATTTTGTTCTCCTTCCATTCTTTCGATATACTCATCTAATTCTTCAATATAAGATTCCAAATGTTCTTGTCGTTTTTCTTGTTCTGTAGTTAACTCAAAATCATCATCATTAAAGAACACATCAGGATTTTGCCAAACATCATCCGTATACCAATCTTCAACATAACTTTTAAGATAATCTGTGTCAATTTGGTCTTCAATAAAACTTTCATTAAATCCGTCAATACCCATATCTCTAATAACTCCCTCGGCATAATCTAAAGCACCTTTGTCCATTTCCGATTCGGTACCCACAGAATACATTCTATTTACTAAACCATCAACACCAATAACTTCAAATTGTTCCATACCATAGAACTTATAAGTGGTTGGGAATATATTATAAACGTCCGCAACGTTTTCTTCCAAGTCACTTATCTCTTCCTCAATCTCACTAACTCTATCATACAATTGATTATATCTATCAGAATCCTCTTCTTTGTCGTACTCCTCAGTTACTCGTTCTAACTCAATCTTTAAATTTTTAAGGGTTTCTTTTTGTTCGTCATCCAACTCGTCAAGGTCACCATTACCTACCAACCATTTAAATAACGCATTGGCTTTAAGACCTTCATCATCCGTATCATTTATTGACCATTCATTATTCTGTCTTCTTTCCTCACCATCAGCCATCTTTATGGCTAGTTCACGGGCTTTTCTTTTTCTTTCGATTGGTGTATCCCTATCCCACACATATCTTTTTACCTTTATACCTGAGATATCTGAGACTTTTGTGTGAGATATATCTAACGTACCGTCAATATACCCAACATTACCTAAAGAATCCGTTGGAGTATTGTTAAGGTTTAAACCCCCTGTTATCCATAATGGTTTACCTTGGAACTTGGGTAACTTACTAATTCCTTTCCCATGATATCCAGATAACTTCATTAACTCCAAATACTCTTCGGGACTTATTTTATAAAACTCGTCTTCAACTTGTTCAATTATATTCCTAACTAGCTTACGTAGTTTACTTTCAGTTAGTATGATTTTTTTTCTCATATTAATAAATACCTCGTAAGAAATAAAATAATTGATTTTATTTACAAATTAAGATTATTGGGGATATTTATCTATATAAATAATAAAACTAAAAATAAACCTTTAAAAATATTTTACCATGAGTTGTGGATGCAAAAACAAAAATAATGGAACTCAGGCTCAACCAGCACAAAGTGCTCAACCTAGCCAAGCTCAACAAGTTAAATCTCCTACTATTCAAGAGTCAATCAAGAAAGTAGTTGAGAAGTATTACAATAAAAAGTAATCTTGTAACATTATCAGAATTGAAGAGGGTTTATCCCTCTTTTTTTTTATCTTCTATTTAACCTTATTGTTTTTTCAACTATTAATTTCACATAACGTCTGATGATAAACAATCGTTTTAATGTTGTTTATCATTTGTTATATTTGTAGTTATTAATTTGTTTTATCTTATGAATGATAGATATAAAAAAATAGATGAGAAATCAAAAATAATTACCGATGGGTTGGGTTGTGGTATTGATGAAGGTATAAGAGAATTAATTGTTTTACTGAATTATAATAATATCGGGACAACACAATCTTGTTGGGGACATAAAAACTGGGGTGAAAACTTTCCTTGGTTTGACATTAAAAATGAATATTATAAGAATATAGAAAAAATTATTTTTGATTTAGAAATTGAAACTGAAAAATTTGAAGACACAATACGATTTTATCCAAAGTGTAAAACATTGATAAAAGGTAGAAAAGAGTTCAACAAGTTAAAAGACAAACTAAAACAAATTAATAATTAAATATAACAAATGTGTATGAGATATATTAATCCAAATTCAAGAAGAGGTATTGTTAACAAATTAGCCGATTACATTCTAAATCAAATAGATAAATCACAAACAACCCGATTACAGGTTACCGATTTTAAAACATTTTATGTAGTTAATGGTAATACCGACTCAGATAAAGTATTAGACTTGTCGGTAATCAAAGAATCTTTTTACAAAGAAAATAAAGAGGTTTTAACTTCTTTAGGGGTCAAACAAATTAACCTTATCGACATCGTTGAATACAAACAACCTATTGGTCAGTTAGATTACTATTTCGACCTTTATAATAGTGAGAGACCACTATACCATCAACACACGATTAATGAACTAAGAAGTGATTTAGAGGGTCGTTACCAACAAAGTCACCTTAACTCAATTAACTACACTAACCGACTTGAGTTAGAGTTTGGGTACCCTTTTAATTACACAAACCTAAATACGTATAACACCACAGAATTTATGTCCGTATCGTCAGAATTTCCATACGGGTATAGTTTGAATATGGGTAGGTTGGATTTATACTATTCAGAGTATGTTGGTTACCACCTGTTCACCCCATTAGTTACAGACAGATTAGAATTTATGATTACAAAACAAAAAGACGATGACGAAGATTTAACCATATCGGTTAATTCAAACTCAATCTATAGTAAAGAAAAAGTTAAATCTTTAATCTTAGATGTATTTGATTTTAACCTTGGGAAGTTCCAAAGTAAGTTTTTAGAAAACTATGACTTAAGTACTGAAATTGACAATCAGTTGTCCTCTAAACCATGGTTGGTTAAAGATAGGAGTTCAGACATAATCTTATTTTAAACTCGTTTAGAATAAGAAATAACCTGATAGAAATCCTTAGTCCCATCACAATATTCCTTCATTAAGTTTAATAGGTTTTTAAACATGAAAGCGTTTTTAGTTTGTTTCTCACACTTGATGAACAACTCCATTAATCCTGATAAGAACTCTATACTAAACGCACCTGTATTATCTAACAAATCATACTTCTCAGTGAAATATTCATTATAAAGAAGTTTATAATCATTTCGTTCTTCTTTAGTTGAGAACGGTTCGACCTTATCGTAAATCTCAATCCATTCTTTAATATAGTTAGAGATATCACTAGGTGAATATTCTGACTTAATGATTAAATCAACAATCCAATGTGTGTGAGATGGTGCCCGTAAACGTGATTTTATCTTTGTTGATTTATATTTGATGATAAAATCTAACTCAGGGTTGTCACCTCGACTACCTTGATAAATCACCAAAAAAATCCCATCAGATAATTCCCATTGATTTAATGGTGTATGGGTAACACCATCTTTATTAAAATTAAGGTTCATCTTAATTATTTAAAAGGTTATAACATATATTTCTTGATAATGTCAACCCCTTCAGTAATCTCGTTGAAGTGTTTATCGGGGGCGAAGACGTGTGACGTTGGGTTCTCACTATCGTGGTTCTCAACAATCATAAATGCTGGAACATAATCACTACCTGTTATCTCAACAAATAAGTTATGTTCATCTTCATGTTTATCAATATCACGTTCATGATATTCAATATTCTCCTCAACTAATTGTTTTTTCATCATATCACAAAAGGGACACCCTTTCATGGTATACAATACTACTAAATTATCCATTTTAAGTGATTCGCCAATTGTTTAATTTGTGATTCCATTTGAACTCCTGGTTGAGAATTAACAACTTCTCCATTATTAAATGACTTAATCGTTGGAACCGCTCTAATCCCATATTTTGCCGCAATATCTCTATTTTTTTCAACATTCATAGTATATAACTGAACTTCAGAATTTTCATTCCTAAATTGTTCTGAAACTTTTTCAAATATTGGTTTCATAATAGAGCAGGGGTTACACCAATCGGTGTAGAAGTCAATGACTAATTTTTCACCCTTATTAATTTTTTCCTGTAGTAATTCTTGTGTAATTTCCATAATTTTATTTTAATCTTTTTAATGTTTGTATTGAGAAGTCTGCAACTTCATATCTATCGATTGTAGTTAAGATAAATAGAGTTAGCTCTTCATTTATATATATCATGATTCCTGTAGAATCGTAGATTACAAATTTTTCTTTTGTATGTTTTTTATCGTCATCACCTATAAATTCGTTAATCCAAACTAACTCAGACTTACTTAAGAATTTATTGATTGATTCTCTAGTCTTACTTAGGTTAAGTTCGATAACCGAGGGATAAGATTTAAACTTATCTGTAAAAATATCGATACAATGTTTTGGTATGTTTTCCATATCATTAATTTAAATCATCTTCGAATAAAGGTAAAGGTTCTACCAAATTTTCAGGAAATGGTAGGTTACCATAATTACTAGTTGGTCTGTTGTTTATTCTTGGGTCCTCCCAAGTCAACACTTTTAATAACTGAGTCGCATTCATTGGTCCATGAACATAATATGGTTTATCAACAAAATGTGACCCCGACTTAAATTCCTTGTAACCAATTTTTAAAATCACACCAGGCAATTCAAATAATTTGGCCGACATTAATTTATGTATTTTTAAATCCAACATCATTAAAGGTTTTTTCCATTCATCCTCCAATCTTCTATTAAACCTGCCCAAAGTTTGTACTCGTTTTAATTTAAGTATTTTATTCTCCTCAGAAATAGTAAATTCAATGGTCGACCTTACTTTAGACTCTTGACTACCCTCTCTAAATGAAATGATTAGTGACGGTGCTTTGTCAACATATCCTTTCACACAATTAGATTGTATAAAAGACTCCATATTATACTCGTCAGACGTTTTTAATAATACTGGATAATAGGTTGTACCATCAATATTAAGAGGTTCTTGTACTCTGTTAGTAAACTCTTCACCATATATTCTTTCAAATGTCCCTTTAGTGTAAAAAGAAATCTTATCACTCAAAACCATATGTTCATTCGTAAAACTGTCATAGTCTTTGGCGTCCCACTTAACAGTCTCAAATTGACGTAATTGGTTTATCATCCTGAAATGGTCATAATATGTGTTTATATCCACATCACCACGTAGGACTTGTTTAAATACCTCAAAAGAATTGTTTTTTTCTCTCTTAGATAAGTTTTTTAAGTACCCCGTCATTCCTCCATTAATATATAAATTACATTCAACAATATCTTGAATTAATTTATCGTCTTGGGACGCCATAAATTCCTTGCCAAAAAAATCATTCGTGAATTTGAAAAACTCTAATCCTTTAATGTCAGTAACCTTATGTAATACTCGTTTAATCTTATCTCCCTGTAATCCATGGATAAACATAAACGCGTCCATGAACTTCAATTTATGTTTAACGTAATCTTTCTTTTTAGGTTGGGGATAAATATTAACAAATGAGTTCCAATTGTTTGGGGATTTTATTTTATGTCCGTCCAAATATAGTTTAAATAAAATTTCAGGAGGAGTGTTCAGTACATATTTTTCAGTATTAGGGATGTTGTCGATGAAATGTGTCATAACATCATTTACAACAGTATTATTGATTAATAGTTCAGGAGTCTTTTCTAAGACGTTTCTAATCATCGCAGACAATATACTCGACATTCTATTAAGTGAGTCGTCATAAAAACAATTACGTTTAACTCTTTTAGTGAACTTCCTTTTCTTATGGTAATTAGTTATATAACCAGAGTATAGGGAATGAGTTATGTAATTGAATGTTATATACTGTACTTTGGTTGACACTCTGAAATAAGGTTTACCCTGCATCCGAGTTCTTTGGTATTCGAAAAACTTAATCGCAACTTTTTTATCATCTTTAGTTACAACAACGGTTGGTCTATAAATAATTACAGAGGCCATCGGATTACCATAGTTTTCAACAAAATCTTCCTCGGTGTATAATGATTTATCAATAGTCCATTTAGGATGTTTTGAGCTATACATCTCACGGTTGCTCATTTTAACACCAAAAAGGTTATCTTCATTCTCAACACTAAACTCCTCAGTCGCAAGGTCTCCGTTGAACTCACTGTGAGATTTATAAATAGTTGTGGTATAATTAGATTTAGTAAATTTATATATGTCCGCCATAGGTAATTGTAAAATGGAGGGGTTTCCCCCCTCCTTATGTTAATATGAAAACTGTTCAGCTAAATCCCAAAGTTTAGTGTTCACTTGGTTAACCGCCATAATACTCTTTAAACCTTTCAAGGAAGTCTTGCGACCACGAACTGAAGTGTACTCAAGTCCTCCACGAATAAAGTTTTCCTGAACCACATTGAACACAGTCCATAGGTCGTTCTTGTTATCTTCTTCTCGTTTAGGATACATGATTGCCATAACGTCTAAACTTGCGGGTACCGTACCTGTTTTCCAACGAGTGTTAATTGCCTGTTTAACGAATTGGATTTTTTCAGGTGTTGTTAACTCCTTACTCATCATTCGGTCGACTGATGATTGGATAAGTGGTAAACGTCCAGCAAAACTCTCTGTAAGTTGTTTTACCTCGTCCAAATCGAATCTTTGGTGTCTAAGGTTAAATGATTCTGAAAGTGACGTAGGAACAGTTAAACCGTTACTACAAACCAATCTATGAAGGCCAGCACTTACCGAGAAAGTTGCCATACCATTATGTGAATTACGGATGATTGCCTCAACCAAACAGTCCCCAACCTTTGGGAGTTCTCCATTACGAAGTCTTAGTTCGTGGACACCGTGAACACCACGGCCAGTTTGTTTTACAGATGAAAGTTCCCACCCTTGTTTTTGGAAGTTTTCCAAGATATCCATGGTAGGTACGAACACGTACTTCTCGGACATTTTGGGTGATGGTGTAGTTGTGAAGATTGCAGGTGCGGTAGATTTAATTTGTTCGATAGTCATCATATGTTTCTGTTTTAAGATTAGAATACAAAGATACACTAATTTTCGAATAAAACAAAACTAATTTAAAAAAATTGAACCGAATTTGGTTTCTTGTATGATACTATATAATTTGGTTTTATCGTACTCAATCAACTTAACCTTTTTTAGTTCAACAACAATATCAATAATTTGTTTCTGAGTTAGTGAAACTTCATCACCAATTTCACTATTCTTGACACATTGTTCCCTAACTTTTTCGTAAAAAGACTCTTTCAATAAATCACCAATAAGGTCGATTAAATCATTAGGGTTCTTATCGAAGAAAGTTATTAATTGGTTAACATAAATATCAACATCAACATTACTCATAATACCACTTTTTTATAAAGGTACTAAAATTAATTCACATAATAAAACCCATTACCTTCATTACTTAATTTTTCTTGTAATGCTGGTGGTATCTTAACATTAGGGTTACTATCTTTCAAGTTAATGAAAGCTAACCCAGGAATATTACCAATTCCAACAGGTAACGATACCAAATGTTTGTTATTAGGTAACGCTAAGAAATTTAAGTTAGATAACTTACCAATACTTTCAGGTAATGACTTAACAATATTTTGTAATAACAACGCTTGTAGTGATGTAAATCGACCTAACGATTCAGGTACTACTAACGCAATATCTTCTTTAGATTTATTATTAATTAATAAATGTTCAATATCTTGAGGTAAACTATCGAATAAATCATCAAATCCGTATAACGCTACGAATTTACCTGCTGAACTATCAGGATAGTTAATTTCAACTTTATTACCACCTTTGTTAACCAAACCTTTTGCGAACTCAGGTTTAAAGAACTCTTTTAAATCAGACATAGGTCCGTTTAGGTACTCAACAAGATTGATTTGTCTATCATGTCTATCCATATATTGATTTGATGGGAAATGGAATTGGAATCTCTCTTGAGGTAATCCTGTCTTTTTACCAACTAATCCTTTATCATCGTTAGGGAATATTACATATAATGGACCATCTTTAATGTATCCGTTGAAATAAGATAAACCTGGAGATGACGTACACCATCTTGATTCCCCTAAGTCATATTCATGAAATCCACCATAATAAATTGCGGCGTCTTTACCAACTTGGCCTTGGTCTGTAATACGAATCATAGTCCACTTAGGTCCTTCATAAATAATTTCACCACCTGCGTGATTGAGTCCTTCTCTCGATTTCTTAGCTTCTTTTTTCTCCATCTCAGCCTTTTTCTTTTCGGGGATTTGGAAGTCGGCCAATGTATCAAACAAAGTTCTTGGTGTGAACTTATTAATATCTCTTTGTTCTTGTGGAAGATATGTTTTAGCTCTTTCGAATTTTTTCAAATCGTCAGTCGTCTTATACAAATCCTCAAGGAATAATCTTCTGAACTCCATCGTAGCATTTTTATACGATTTACTTGTACGGTCAATTTCTTGGTCCGCAGGTAATTCTAATTCAGACATACTAGGATTAACAAAGTTTTTCAATAACCATTGAGTGTATTTTCCAACTTTAACAGGGTCCATATCAGTTTCTGTTGCACCCTCAACGTTAAATCCTTCAGGAGCCTTAGTAGTTGGGTCAGCAAATATAATTGTTTTTAATGTTTCGAAATCCATTAAACCTTTTGCTTTAGTCTTTTTTTTATCAGGACTAACAGGTGGTTTAACCATTTTGTCAAATAATACTTGGAATCTTGATTGTTCCAAGATTAATTTAGATAATAGTGATGTAATTCTCATTTTACAGTTTTTTTATTATATAAATATTCGGTGAAAAGAAATAATTCAATTTTTTAGTAGTTCATTATTAAAAGTTCTTCTCCCATAGTTTGAGCCTTACCTTTTTTTGCCGCGGCTGCCTTAGCGAATTCCTTTTTTTCCCACTTATATTGGTCTTTAGGGAACCATTCGGACAATAATGGGAAATCATAATAAGACAAAGAAAACTTACCTTTCATATCTTTTAAACAAATTGCCAATCTTTCATGGTCGTTTCTATCAAAATCGTGATTTGAGTAGTAGTTCTCTGTTTTCCAATATGGTGGGTCAACATAAAAATAAGTTGTTGACGAATCGTATTTTTTAATAACGTCAGCAAAATCCATATTTTCAACCTCAGTTATCTTTAAGAAATGTTCGACCCAATCAGGTTTAGATAACTTATCTCTGAACGTCAAATACTTTGATTTATATTTTCCTTTCAAATCAATGAACGAACTTGTTTCAGGTTTTGACCCACTAAACACCTGTGTTAATATATAAACATATTTAGCGGCAACCTCATAATTACCAGGTTCTACGCTGAAATTTTCGGCAAATATTTCAGCCTGAAAGCTTACAAATTGTTCACGGTAAATAGATGGTGTTACTTCCTCCCCAAACTGTTGACAGGGAATTGAGTTTATTTCTTCTAATAATCGTGATGGGTTCTTAATACACTCAAACAGATTATAATTTAATGGGTTAAAGTCGTTGTAAACAACTTTCTTAAGGTTTGGGAACTGTTTCAAGTCCATACTAAAAAATGTCCAAAACATTCCACCGAAAACCTCAACAAATTCTTCTATATCCGTTGGGATGTTTGGTATTATTAATCTTGGAGCTATGCGGCTCTTGCCACCAATGTATGATAACATAATTTCTATTTTAATTTATTATTTTATTTGATTTTTTTAAATTATCCACCGCCCATAATGGTTGTAAATTATCTAATGAATTAATTATAGACATTTTTTCTGATTTATCAAAACTTGAAACAGGTTTTATATGGTCAATATGCCACTCACCCCAATTATTCCAAGACATACCGTTAGTAAATTGTTTTTCAATATATTCTTTTAATTGTATCGCAGAATAACCTAAAAGTTCATTAGTTTTTCCCTCTTTACTCGTCCCAACCCTTTTAATCGTATTTATTAATACTCTTCTCCAAGCAATTATATGATTATTTTTTTCTTTATTTTTATGATAATTATTTCTTTTTTTTTCTAATCCAATTTCAGATTTATTATATTCTCGTTTTTTTTGGAGATTCCTTTCATGATTTTGGATAATCCATTTCCTCGTAGAGTTTAGTACCCTTTCTTTATTGTTATCACGATATTCTTTTTTTTTAATATTAAGTGTTTCTTTATTTTTTTCACGATAAGAATCGGATATTTTTTTATATTTATCAGGATTTTTTAATCTCCATTCAGCATTTCTCAACAATATTAACTCTTTATTTTTTTCATATTCTTTTAATTTATAATCTCTAACTTTTTCTTTATTATTTTCTCTCCATATTCTACCATAATTATTTTTTTTAATTTTGTTTTTGGGTATTTTATTAATAATGGAAATACATAATTTACAAACACTTTTAACCCCATCTTTTGAATATTTGAATTTGTGGAATTCATCCAATTCTTTATCAATATGACATTTACTACATATTTTCCCCATTATAATGTTTTTTAACCAATTCTTGTATAAACTTAGAGATACTAACCTCTTCGTTCTTCATTTTATCAAAAAGATAACGGTCAATACTAATACCGTATTTTACTTTTTTATCTTTCTCGTCTTTATAAGGTCTTCCTTTTGTTGTCATATATAATATAAATATACTGAAAGATAAAAAAAGTGCGTTAAAAATAAATAATTCCGACAAATTTATTGATAAAATTCCAAATAACCTATATCATTATAAAAAAAGACACAAATGGAAAATAAAGAAGAATGTAAGACATGTAAAAAAGGATTGTCGGGTACACATTGGACAATGATTATAGTATCATTCTATATTCTATTCGCAGCAATTTATGGTACAGTTAAATTAATCGGTGAGATTATGTCTAATTTTTAGACCGTTTAAACTTTACGAATAACTTAACAAATAAGTCCCCAACACCATTACTTTTAAACCCTTTCGATTTAACTCTTAAGGGTTTTGACGTATCAAAATCCTCAGGTATCTTAATTGAGATGTTTCCCGATGGATGAGGTATTTCTAAATTGTCCTTAGTTAAATCCTCCAAAGTTAAAAACGCGTTATACACCAAATCATTCTCACTCTTCTCAAAGTTACCTTCGGGTACCATTTTAACTCGGATAACTAAATTACCATAAACACCGTTATTGTAGTCTCCCTTACCTTGCATCTTGAAGAACTGTCCGTCATCAACTCCGTGAGGTAATTTTATTTTAATGGTTTCCATCTCGGGCATTGTCGAACTCCCGTTACAAACCCCACATCTTGTTTTAAAGACCTGCCCTTCACCTCTACAATCATTGCATGGTTGCCTGAACACTTGGGTAAATAAACCCGTACCCATCGTTACAGTGGTATAACCACCCCCATTACACTTGACACAAGTTTTTTTATCACCACCCGTCCCATTACAAGTAACACAACCGTGTTTTCTACTATATGTGATGGTCTTATCTGAACCATTAAATGACTCTAATGTACCTACAGTTATATCGATAACACTATCAGGTGCGGTTCTTCTTCTAGGTTGGTACCCCGAGTTAAAGAAATCTTCAAAAGGGTTTCCTCCACCAAAACCTCCAAATGGATTATTTTTTTGGCTATCATATTGTCTTCTCTTATTCTCATCACCTAACGTATCATAAGCCTCGGATATTTTTTTAAACGTTTCCTCATTCCCACCTTTATCAGGGTGATGCTCAATAGCCATTTTTCTATAGGACTTTTTA